CAATACTTATTTATAGTGAAAATGTATGCTGGACTTATAGGAAACTATAAGAAGTAGAGGATAAAAAGCCTTTACGGTAACAATTGAAATTAGCCAATATATTTCTAGCGGATGAAGCTGGAGCAATGGACTCATACCCTGTGGAAGCCATGAGATCATCACAGATTACACTGCTCAACAAGCTTGGAATAGTAATCAGTACACAGTATCCGAACGATAACAATGTCATGATAGACGAAATTGACCACGCGAAGAAGGTACTGGACGGTCTCAAGGACAATAAGAGAACCTTTGCGCTACTCTATGAACCGGATGACGACCTTGTAAAAGAGTGGGAGACCAATGATCTGGTTATTTATCAGAGTAATCCAGTGGCATATGCCAATGAGATGGTATTTGAAGCAATTATTGATAAGCGTGTGGCAGCTGTTGAGTATGAAAACAAGCGTGAGAATTACCTGTGCAAGCACAATAACATCCAGTACCAAGGATTAGGAACAGAGGGATTCATTGGAATCGACAAGGTAAAACCACAGAGGATTGAAGAAGATAAAGACTTCTGGAAGGGAAAGCTTGTTTATCTAGGCTTAGACTTATCTATCACTGATGATAATACATCTGTGGCCATGGTTACGGAGTGGAAAGGCAAGATATACGCCAAGGTTGTCGGGTTTCTGCCCACTGAAAAGATTGACATCAAGACAAAGAAAGAGGCCGTGGACTACAAAAGGTTCATTTCGCTTGGTAACTGCTTCTCTTGTGGAGAAGAGGTCATAGATTACGGATTTGTTGAGAAGTACATCATGGCTCTTGAAAAGAAGTATGGCGTTGAAGTAGCTCAGATAGGGTATGACAGAATGAATGCCATGAGCACCGCTCAGAAGCTCGAAGAACACGGATTAGAGGTTGTAGAAGTAAAGCAGCACTCATCGGTGTTACACCCGGCAACGAAACTTCTCTATGAATCAATCCTGAACAAGACATTCCACTACGAAGACAATAGGCTTTTGGAAATAAACTTCCAGAACGCTAGATGCACTTACGATACCAACATGAACAAATACGTAAACAAGAAGAAATCTGCCGGAAAGGTCGATATGGTGATTTCGCTTATTATTGCTCTTTACCTGTTACAGCAAGAACAGCTCAACGGTAAGGATGTTTCAATTCAAGTTATTTAGGAGGTAAACATGCTTAATAAAATCTTCAAGAAAAAGACTCCATTGATTATCCTACATCAACATGATGGGATTACAGGAAATGATGCAAGGCAATCATCTGATGAGATGTCATTATCTACAGGGTGCGATGTTGTCCTAGTACCATATGGATACAGGTTATACAAAACGCGTGGGAAATGGATTTTTGAAGCAAATGGAAAAGTGAGGCATTCGATTTCTGAGGACTACATCACCGAACTAAAGAAAAAGCTTGGAGAAGATGTAATAGTTGTCCGTCATGGTTTATCTATCAGTATTTATGAGGAGTAATGAGAATGAATTTTGGAGAAGCTATTGAGCTACTGAAGAAAGGGAAAAGAGTAGCGCGATCCGGTTGGAATGGAAAAGGGATGTGGCTTACTCTTGTTGAGCCATGGCAATACAACCCGACTAAATCGCATTCTCTAGGTCTTGTGAAGCTACCATGGATTGGAATGAAAACAGCGACTAATGATTTCGTTCCATGGCTCGCGAGTCAAACAGACATGCTCGCCGAAGATTGGGTAGAAGTTTAAAAGAGGAGGAATAACAATGCTAGACATTAGAAAAATGTTAGAAGAACAACTCGTGAAATTACAAGATACATCAATGAACCCGGAGGCTACAGCTGATTGCACATACGCAATGCTCGCAATCGTTGATGTGCTTTATCCGAATGGGATTCCAGAAACTAAGGAAGAGACAATGATTTCGCATCAACACAAATGCGGAAAATTAACACATAACCACCTCCACCTCTAACAGGGTGGATTTTTATTGCACTGAAAGGAGGTGATATAGTGTGGCCATTTACTAAAAAAGAGAAACGATCAATCGAAAACACCACTCCACAGACACTGGAACAGCTTATTCTAGGAATTCCATTGGGCGAAATCACTACTGAGAATGTACTAGAAATACCCGCTGTAACGGCTTGTTTGGAGAAAATCACAGGCATCGCGGCATCACTCCCACTCAAGCTGTACAAGGAAGATGGGAAAAACACTGTAGAAGTGCTGAAAGATAACAGAGTAGCGCTTATCAATGACGATACGCACGATATTCTTTCCGGATACGACTTCAAAAAGGCACTATTTCGAGATTATTACATCTACGGTGCCGGATACGCCTACATCAACCGGAAAAGAAATGAAATCCAGAGCCTGAACTACGTTGAGAATCAATATGTGGTTCCAATGAAGAATACAGACCCTATTTTCAAGGCTGTTGATGTGATTGTTGGCGGAAGAACATTCCATGATTACGAGTTCTTCAAATTTGTCAGGAACACAAAGGATGGAATATCCGGCAGAGGCATCCTTGATGATAACCGGAAGATTCTAGAAGTAGCCTACAAGACACTGCTGTTTGAAGAAGTACTAATAGGGTCCGGAGGAAATAAGAAGGGTTTTCTTAAGGCTGAAGGGCGAGTAAGCAAAGAAACCATGGACTACATCAAGGAACAGTTCAGCAACCTGTACAAAAACAACAGCGAGAACGTGATTGTTTTGAATAGCGGACTTAGTTTCCAAGAGGCTTCTCAGACATCTGTAGAGATGCAGCTCAATGAGATGAAAAAAGCAAATTCAGAAGCCATTTATACCATTTTTAACACTCCAAAAACGATTATTGAGGGCGGAGCAACAGATAAAGACAAGGACTTATTCGCCGAATACTGCCTCATGCCTTTACTGACTTCATTCGAAACGAACGCCAATAAAGAATTTCTCTTACACAACGAGAGGGGTTCTTTTTATTTTGCCTTTGATACAAAGCTGCTTAACAGAGTAGATCTTCTGACTAGGTATAAAGCTTATGAAATCGGAGCAAAAAACGGATTCTTGCAACCAGATGAAATTAGATACATGGAAGATATCGGTCCATTAGGGCTAAACTTCATCAAACTTGGGCTTCAAGACGTGCTTTATGACCCTGTGACAAAGCAAATTTATACTCCAAATACGGACAAAACAGCAAAAATGAACAGTGAGTCAGGGTCCGATGAGCAACCGGATGAGGAGCCGAAAGGGGGTGAAGACGAATGAGAAGTTTAAATATCGAAATCCGTAATGGAAAAGTCAAGATTGATGGTTACGTGAACGCTGTGCAAAGAGATTCGAGGCCCATTCCATCGCCTGAGGGGAGATTCCTTGAACAGGTAATGCCAGGCACCTTTAAAAAAGCGTTGGACAATGCAGATGTAGTTGAGTTCCGACTCAATCATAAGCGTGTGCTTGGAACCAATAAAGATGAAGGTGTGGAGCTTTTCGAGGACAGCATTGGACTCAGGGCGATTTATGAAACCGGAGATCCGGAAATCATCGAAAAAGCTGAAAAGAATCAGCTTAGAGGGTGGTCTTTTGGATTCTACGTGAATGAAGACGAATGGGACTTATCAGGACCTGAAGGAATGAAGCGAAGGTACTTAAAAGACATTGACCTTACCGAAGTATCCATCATTGACAGTGAAATGACGCCTGCCTATATCGCCACAAGCATTGAGACTAGAGACGATAAGGAAGTGGCCAATGAACAGCGTGGTGGAGAGTCAGAACCAAACATCAGGGTTTACACAGAAAATGAACCAAAACAAACAATCGACTACTCAGAGCTGATTAATGAAATCAATAAATTAAAGAAAAGAGGGAAAAAGTAATGAAAAGAAGAGTAATGGAATTTAGAGCACTGCCTGCACTTGAAGAGAAGAGAAACGCACTTGTTGAAGAGATGGAAACCATCGTAAATAAGAGCAAGACCGAAACTAGAGCACTGACAGACGATGAGCAGACAAGATTTGACGAAATCAAGAAAGAGATCGAAGGAATCGACAAGACTATTTCCGCTGATGAAGAAATAAGAGGTTTTGAGAAGAAGAAGCCTGCTAAGAAGAACACCGAGGAAGAGCAGAGAGCCATTGATGAAGAGAACTTCTTGAACTACATCAGAACTGGTCAAGTGAGAGCTCTTGGAGTAACTGACAACGGAGCAGCTATCATCCCAACTGAAATCGCCAAGGAAATCGTTGAGAATGTAAAAGAACTTTCTCCAATCTATCAGATGGCGACTAAGTTCAATATTTCCGGGGACCTTCAGTTCCCTGTAGAGGACACTTCAACCGGGAAGATTTCAGCGGCATACGTTGACGATCTTACAGAGCTCGTTGAAGGTACCAGTAAATTTACTTCCATCAAGCTTCAGAGCCATATTGTAGGAACACTTTCAAAAATCTCCAAATCCCTGATTAACAGATCCGGATTTGACCTACGTTCCTATGTCGTAAGAAAGATTTCAGAATCCATTGCAGAGTTCCTGGAAAAAGAACTTGTAACAGGAAACTCCACAAAGATGAAAGGTCTTGTCACCACTACCAATACTATCACTGCCGCTGCAGCTACAGCTATAACCTTAGATGAACTCATCGACCTTCAGCTTGCAATTCCTGAAGCTCTGAAAAAGAACCCTGGATGGCTTGTTCACAAGGATACTTTCAAGGCTATCAGAAAGTTTAAGTACTCCGGTTCAGGAGAATACGCAATGGTTAAAGACCCTTCAGGAAAGGCACCTTGGACTCTTCTCGGAGATCCAGTTTATGTTTCCGAAAACTGCCCTAAGATGGAAGCCGGAAAGAAGGCTGTCTTCTACGGTGAGTTCGACGGCTTATATGTTAAGCTTGCAAGCGATGTACAGATTCAGGTTCTTAACGAGAAATACGCTACTCAGTACGCTGTAGGAGCTGTAGGATACGTTGAGGTTGACTCTGCTATCGTAGAGAGCCAGAAGATTGCTGCACTGATTATGAAGGCTCTGTAAAATTTGAACATAAGAGAGGGTTTCCCCTCTCTTTTCCCTTTAGGGAGGTGAAAAGGGATGAAAGTAAAAGCATTAGTAAGTTTTGCTGGTGTGGTATCAATGATGCCTGGCGAAACAAGAGAAATCTCTCCCGAAATCGCCGAGAATCTTATTAAGGCAAATTATGTTGAAGAAGTGGTTGATCGCCAGGTCGAAGCTGAAAAACCTGAAGAAAAACCTAAGAGAGCGCCGAAGAAGAAGGTGACTTGATGAAGATTAGCGAAGTAACCATAGATCACTTAATGACACACGCGAGAGAGTACAATACAGACAGTGAAACAGTGAACACTTTCGAGTCTATCTTGGCAGCAGGAAAAGCCTACATCAAGAGCTACACCGGGCTTACTACAGAAGAAATGGACGAACGAGAAGAACTCACTATCGCTCTGAAGGTTCTCGCTGTGGATATGTACGACAACAGAACAATGGTTGTTGAAAAAAACACGCCTAATCTCACAGTTAAAACCATTCTCGACATGCATGCCAGAAACCTTTTGTAAGGTGGTGAAGCAATGGTAAGAATGATAAAACCAGGAGAGTATAAACAACGGATCCAGATACTGAAAAAAGGCACTGACAGAGACAAATACGGAGAGCCTACAGACACATGGACACCTTTAATCGATAGGTATATACCAGCGAAGATTCAGCCTATTCTAGGCAATGAATATTTTACGGCCCTTACCACTGATACTACGGTAGAGGCTAAGATTGAATGCAGGTATATGCCGGGCATCGAAAGATGAGAGTCAAACGCGGTAATGATGTTTATGAAATTCTCTCAGCAATTGATGTGGATACCGCTCATGTACAGTGGCTTTTGTATGTAAAGTTGGTGAAATAAATGGGGTTTTTCAAAACTAAGTTTAATGTTGAAGGTATGGAAAAGCTTATAAAGAACCTCAAAAAGCTTGGGGAAGTACCTCAAAAGCACGTTACAGCATCCGTTAAAAAAGCCATGAGAACGCCATACAGCCAAGCGAAAGAGGATGCTCCATACTTAACCGGTGCGCTGCATGATTCAATCACTCTAAAGGGTGAAAAATCTAAGATAAAAGGTAAAAAAGTTTATAGAATCGTCTTCGATGACAGTATGAATGAACAGTTCCAATACAAGAGAACCGTCACCAATAAGCGAACAAAGAAAGAAACTGAGAGAGTCACTGGTTATTATCCAGTTTCCCAAGAGTACGGATGGTTTGCTGTAAACGGAAGGTATATCCCTGGTCAAAGATTTGTGCGAGGTGCAATGGAAGAAAATTCAGGAAAGGTGAAGAAGATCATTATGGACACCATGGGCAAGAAGATTGAAATGGAGCTCAGAAAGGTAGGTTTAAGGCCATGATACAAGCGTTGATTTATGAAATAGAGCAATATATCACTGAGCTTACAGGCAAGGTTTATCCTACTGATGCTCCAGAAGGCGTAGAAGCGCCATATCTCGTTTACTACAGAGGTTCCGTTGAATACTATAAGACCCTTTCTGATGACTCGCAAGGAACGCTAGAGCGCACAGGGATGCTATTCCACGTTATGGGGAAGAGATATGGAGAAATCGTGGAGATTGCAGATAAACTGCAGAGCCTATTGAAATCACGCCCGGGAACAGATGTAGGCCCGATTGATGATCAGGTCTTTATTCAGGATGTAGACATAACAAACCTAGCCGAAGACAAGCAGCATGAACTAGGACTAAAAAGAATCGTAATTGATTTTAATATTTGGAGGTAAAAAATATGAAATACAGAGGTATTGGTACCACCCTGAAAATGGGTGCAACAAGTCCTGTTACTATCGGACAGCTCACATCTATCGGTGGATTAGAACTTAGTTCTGAGACCGTTGATTCAACTACGCTCGATAGCGCAGGTGGATACAGAGAGTTCGTAGGTGGTTTCAAGGATGGAGGAGAAGTGAGCGTTGAAGGATACTTCGATGCAGCAACAGGAATCGGACACTCTGAACTGAAAACGAAATTTGATGCTCAGACCGTCGAAAAGTTCGTCATTGACTTCCCGGCGGTTATGAAAACTAAGTGGGAATTCGATGGAATTGTAACGGGAATCGGCACAGGTGTTGACCTTGATGGTCTTATCACTTTCAGCGCAACAATTAAAGTAAGCGGAGAGCCTGATCTAACAGTGACACCTTAACAAAAAGCCTGGGGAAACTCAGGCTTTATTTTTAAACATTTGGAGGTAATAAAATGAAATATTTTCCAATCGAACTAGATAAGACAAGAAATCTTAGATATGGCATGGTGGCCATTGACAGGATTGAGAAGAAACTCAAAAAGAACGTAACTAACATCAATCTTGAGGACCTATCCATCTATGAGATGGCTGTTTTCCTTTGGGGTGGATTGAGCCACGAAGACTCAAAGCTGACCACAGAAAGGGTCATGGAACTGGTTGATGAGCATTCCAATATGCAAGCAGCCATGGAAGTGATGGCCGAAGCGTTCTCAGCATCTTTCCCGCAAGCTAATCCCGTAGAGGTTGAAAGCGACTCAAAAAACGAATAACGGACGATAACGAAGATTTCTCAATCGAAGGGATGTTTCGTTATGCAGTCCGATGTGGAATAAAATCTGCTGATTTTTGGGATATGACTCCAAAGGAAATTATGATCACTGGTGAAATATATGCTGAAGACAAGCAGTCATCTTTGGAAAGAGATCTCTCTATTGCTTATATTGCATCGAGACTGGTTATGGCGTCGAAACCACCAAATCTTGATGCGCTTATAGAATCCACAAGACCAAAGAAAGAGCAGACAGACGAAGAAATGTTGAATGTTGTTAAGCAACTGAATGCAATGTTCGGAGGAAAAGTTAAGTACAAGGAGGTGAGTGAAGGTGAGTGCTAAGAATTTTATTGTCAGAGGTGGAGGAGACTTTTCTGGCATCAAAAGAGAACTGGACAAGACTCAGAAGCAGCTGGCAAGCTTTAAAGCTGGTGTTTCCAAGACAGTCGGTAGAGTTGCCATGATACTTGGTACAATCGGATTCGGGCATTTAGTCAAGGAGTCCACCAAGTACGCTATGGGCGTTGAAACCAATATCGGAAACATTAACAGGAATCTTGGAAGCAACGCATTAGAATATAAAAAATGGATAGATGCAAATGGGACTCAACTTGGAATTGCGACCGCAGATGCATTTAAGTATGGTTCTACTTTTTCCAATATGATTACTGGGTTTGCAAAAGATAATAAGCAAGCTACCGATTTGACGATTGACACGATGAAGGCAGCATCGATCATCAGCAGCAAGACTGGAAGAACCTTTGATGACACAGCTAATAGGATTCGGTCAGGTATGCTTGGGTCAACAGAAGCAATTGAAGATTTGGGAGTTTATACACAGGTCTCCATGCTTGAATCCACTGAAGCTTTTAGGAGGTTTGCCGGAGATAAATCATGGGCTCAACTTGATTTTCAAGTACAGCAGCAAATTAGACTAGCAGCAATCTTGGAGCAGGCCTACGACAAATATGGAACAACACTTACTGACAACACACAAACCAGACACAACCAGTTTATAGCAAGTCTGAATAACGTGAAATTATCACTCGGAAATGCTTTCCTGCCAATCTATAACGCAGTGCTACCAGCTCTGACGAGGATGGCATCAGCAATTGGAAGGGTGATGAATATTATTGCTCAGTTTGTAACTGCGCTTTTTGGTTCTGCGACACCGTTTAAGGCAACATCAGATGGATTTGAAGAAACTGCAGGGTCCGCCGGAGATCTCGCTGATAATATCGGTGGAGCCGGGAAAGCTGCGAAGAAAGCGGCGAAGGATGCTAAAGGTGCACTTGCAGGATTTGACCAGCTAAATATTCTCGCGAAACCTGCCGCTGACACTGGTTCAGGCGGTGGCGGTGGTGGAAGCGTTGGTGGGTTTGAAATGCCAAAGACTGACACTGGAGAAGGTTTAATCGGCGGTATTGTAGAAGTTTCGGAGAAGGTGAAGCAGGTTGCTGAAGAGATAAAGAATGCATTCAATGGAATTAAAGATTCCTTGAAAAAGAATGACACTACTATTATTTCGTCTCTTTCTGGTATCGGAGCTGCAATCGGAACGTACTTTGCTGTTTCTAAATGGGGGGCAATCTCAAAGGGTGTCTCAGGAGCATTTACGGCCATAGGCACAGCTATGTCAACAATTTCAATCCCAGTACTTATAGTTGCTGGTTTAATCGGTCTCGTTGTCGGCACGCTGGTAAATCTATGGAGAACATCTGACGAGTTTAGAGAGGCTGTAATCAATGCCTGGAATGGAATAAAAGATACACTGCAGAACATATACGAAACGGTACTTAAACCTATTTTCGATGCTTTTGTAGCCATGCTCAAAGATATTTACGAGAACGGAATCAAGCCCCTTTGGGATAAATGGAAAGAATTTATCAAGGAGATTGTACTCCTACTTACCGACCTTTGGAACGGAATGAAACCGGTAGTTGACTGGATTGTAGACACATTTGGACCGGTTATCGTTGGTATTTTCAAGGGCGTGTTTACGGCTATTGGGAATACAGTAAAAGCCATCTTAAACATCGTAGGATCTCTCATTGATGGGTTCAAGGGAACTGTGCAAGGTATAAGACTTATATTCTCGGGCATTATAGATTTCTTAGTCGGAGTTTTTACAGCGGACTGGTCCAGAGCATGGGACGGTATAGGCAAAATTTTCGGTGGACTCAAAAATATTGTTGGGTCCATATGGGAGAATATAAAGAACGTGTTTGTTACGATTCTTACATGGATAGGAACTAATTTTATGACAAAGTGGACCACCATATGGAACGCTGTTTCCAGTATTTTCGAAAAAATATGGGATGGATTCAAAGACCTTGTAAGGGCACCGGTTAACTACATTATTGATGCTCTGAACAAGCTGATTAACGGAGTCAATAAATTTAAAATCAACATCCCAGATTGGGTAGCGACACTCGCAGGCATACCAAAAGGTGGAACTATAGGCTTCAACATTCCTACAATCCCGAAACTCGCGCAAGGTGGTTATGTAGGAGCAAATAATCCAATTCTTGCAATGATTGGTGACAACACCAGAGAGGGCGAAATAGTAGCACCAGAGAGCAAGATTTATGAACAGGTACTAAAGGCTCTACAAAACGTTTCTCAGGGTGGAAACACAATCCTTGAGATTGACGGAGTTACTTTTGGAAGAGTCGTGGCCAATAGCATAAACAAGGCCAATCGCTACGCAGGCACTCAATTGCTAGAAGTATAGGAGGTTTTATAAGTGATTAAGATAAATGGAGTCTCTGTAAAATCTCCTAAAGTTTTTGATGTAACCATTAACGATCTTGATGGAGAGTCAGAGCGTAACGCAAGAGGCGATGTAATGAGAGACAGAATAGCTGTAAAAAGAACAATGAAATGCGAGTGGGGACCTCTCACTCAAGACCAAATATCAGAGATTTTGGCAGCATCATATGATGTGTTTTTTACTTTAGAATATCCGGATCCATTGCTTGGTATGGCGACAAAGACGGTTTATGCAGGTAACAGAACTTCCCCTGTGATGATAAAAAGAAACGGTCAAGTCATGTGGGAAAACTTAAGCGTAACATTCGTTGAAAGGTAGGTGTGGGGATGGGAATCCAGAGCATTTCTAGAGAGTTAAAGTCAAGGATTACCTTCCCATCACTCATCCTTGATGATTTTTATATCAAAGAGTTTGAGTACAGCGGAAGCTTACTGACAAAAGATGAATTTGAGATAGGTACAGCGCCAGCTATGAGGCTGAAAATAAAACTTATAGACAATACAGGGGCGTTGAAAAGTTACAATTTTGAAAATAAAGAATGTAACGCTGAGATAGGCATAAACACCATTATTGATGGAGATACAACCTATGAGAATTTAGAAACTTACACATATCAAGAACTTGAGAGTCGTTATTATGACACCATGGCGTCTAAAGGATACGACTACCACTCTTTAGGCTTATTTACAGTTGAGAAAGCGGTTAGAGTAAAGGACACTATTACCCTTGAGTGCATCGATAGGATGTATAAAGCCGAGGTTCCTTATGTAGACAACCTTACATATCCGGCGACAGTACTTCAGGTATTTCAAAGGGCATGTTCAATTGCAGGTTTAAGTATTGCGTCCACTGTTTTCGCCAATGCTGATTATGTGATTCCGCATCTACCTGTTTATGAGAATGTATCTGTGAGGAAGATCCTTGCGAGCGTGGCAGAATTGGCAGGTGGTTATGCGATCATCAATAAGCAAGGGCAACTTGAAATCATAACGCTAGAAAAAGTAACCACATCAGCTGATATCAATAAGGACACTTACATAAATTTAAAGTTTGATGAGGTTGCACCAGCATACATTGATAAAGTTATTGTAAAAGTCGGAGATGAAGAGTCGACAGCTGGTACCGGAACCCACCCTTATACGGTCCTGAACAATATCTTAGTTCAGAATCCAGCCAATGTTGTTTCTGCAATACATAGCGTACTGAACGGGCTTAATTACTCACCCGTGCAGATGAAGTGGCAAGGGGATTGGACTCTAAACTTTGGAGACAGGGTGTCCATAGATGACGATGAAGTCATTAGATACAGCTACCTATTCGACAGAAAGATTACATATCGAGGTGGAGTCAGAGAAGAATTTAAAGCGCCAAACAAGAGTGATCTGATAAAGAATAGCACTGGCAAAGGCTCGCTCACGCTTGATGTAAATCAGATAAAAACCGAAATCAAAATTATCTCCGGTGAGATTGATCAGGTGATTTCTGACACAGAAGGCAACTTTACACAGATCAATCAAACCATCGACAGTATAAGTAACCGTGTGGGAACAGCAGAGGGTGATATCAATTCTCTGGAACTTACAGCAAATTCATTGACAAACAGAATTTCCGACGCAGAAGGTAATGTAAGCACATTAGAAAACACAGCAGCAGGGCTGACAAGC